AATTCTTTAAGTGCGACTTTAAGTTTCTCTGCTAAACCTCCAGCATGATTTGAATTAATATCCGATTCTGTATAATTTATCTTTGCGTTTTTTGCAAATACACCCTTTGTTCCAACAAAGAACTTACCATTTTCAGGATTAATACCAGCAAATACTGCAGGAGCTCCATCCCATTTTACTGTAATATCAACAGAAGATGAGGCATTACCCGCAAGCATATCTCTTAAACCCTGAAGAAAATTAATGGCTCCTCTTGTTCCAGCAACCCCACCGTTTAACACCTCATCTTCTAGATGTTCCATGTGAAGGTTCTTTTGTTCAGTTAAGAATGATCCAAATGTAAAGGCCATTATTTCTTCCAATCATATTTTTTCTTAAATTTATCCCACGGTAAAATTAGTGTACCCTCAAATACAAAAGAAAACGCATCAGCTTTATTTGTTCCCATTCTACATTGTGTATATTCGGGTTCATTTCCCTGTACATCAGAAAGTAGATGACCTTCTAGATTGTAATATTTTCCTTGATTTGTTGCATTAAATCCAACAACCGGCCATTGATAACCACCACCTGCTATTCTTTCTGTTTTTCCTGCGATATAATCAGCCTGTGTCCCTAAATCTGTAACTGTACTCTTATTAGGATCATTTGCATCCGCTCCATATACCTTAAACAATGGTAATTTTGTCTTTCCAAAATATATTTCTTTTTCCATTTGTATCATGTCTGCTGCTAAAGATGCGGCCTGTCCTTTATTTTTGAACACAATTTCAGTATATGCATTTAAGGCCGTTGCATTAGCAAATAATTTTATTATTTCATTTAATGTCCAACTATTTCTATTGCCGGATGTCTTATATTGATTTTCTTTTACGGCTGGTTCTAATTTTTGAATCATGTAAAGGTGTTTACCAAATATTTTATTTATTTCTTTTATTTGTCCATTAACTTCACGTAATATTAATTTTGCACCATCTTCTGAAATTTCTTTTAAATATACGTTAATACTCTTTTTATCTACTTTTCCTTCAGTTAAAAATTGTCCCTTACCTAATCTACCATCTTCCCTAAGAACCTTTGTCATTAATCCCACTTGATATGAGTTGGGTGCACCTTTTGGTAAAAGTTTATTATAGTCACCAAGAAACTGAGATGCTACATTTTTAATTTTAGCTGCTACCTCTTTTACCTTTTCCCATACACTTACTGCCATATTCTTTAGAGCTTTTAATCCTCCTGATAACTTATCCGTAAACCATCCCTCATTTAATTCACCTAATTCATAATCATGATTAACCATATATTCTTTTACAAGAGATTTATATAATTCAACAGAATCGGGTAAATTATAGGCCTGTTTTAAAAATCCAGTCATTTTACCTAATTGAGCATTATCATGACCCTTTTTTAAAGAAACTTGATAGAATTTAACAGATTTTGAAGAATCATCGGTATGACAATATTTTTTAGATTTATCATATGTAATAACTTTATTCTTAACTGCATCTATTACAGTAGATGCATCTGAATTTGCTAAAATCATATCAGCGGTGTTCTCTTTAACCCCTTCTACGGATTGATTAGATTCCTCTGCATTATAATAATTTTTTATGCTTCCATGAATAATATGTAATGTTCCACCAAGATTCTTTCCATAGCCACTTATAAAATTATGCATTCCTTTTGCTAAAAGAATCATTTCTGTCCAATTACCATCGGGCATATTATCCATTTTTTTCAATAATGTACTAACACCTCCACTATCCCAATCTTGTCCATTACTTAAAATACTTTTGATTGTTGGTGTATGTGTGGCTCTAGCTTTGGAAGGATCTTTGAGGTCTTTTAAAATTGTATCTACATTTGAGAGATATACACCAAGACATTGTGCAGTTTCTAAAGCATCAGTATTTCTACCCCATTCTATTTTATTACCCACTTTAAGTTCTTTAAAATAACTACTAGGATTTTGTTTCCATACCACCACACCTTGATTCGTACCCCCATCTGCTGGTGGACGATTAAATACAATGGTATAAACAAAAGCTTCATCACCAACACCTATTTCTTTAGCATTAGGTACCACACCAGTTATTTCAAAAACTGTATCAGAAGTTAATTGAATTCCTGCTTGATTAAAACCATCAATCACCCAGCCCGGCAAATCTTTAAACTTATTTGCACCCCATGTCGCTATTGAACCAGCTGCTCGCTTTTTAACATTAAACTCAAAAAGATATTCTACAAACTCAACCATGAGTTTATGTTGGTTAAATGACCTCATTAATTACTCTCTCCGAAAATAGAATTTACTGATATATTTATAAGAACAATGGTCTTTATGTGGGAGTATCGGAATCATCTGGAGATAAATTATTATACATTGCATATAAAAACACATCTTTGTGAAGTTCATGCCATCCTTTGCATGTTTCTTCATCGACCGGCTCAGCAAATAAATTACCAAACTGGTCTTCCATTACATAAATTTTACCTCTAGGAAAAAATATACTCTTATCCGTTACAAATAGGACATGGATCATCAATCCTTTGTTAGGATAGATGTAGTACGCATCCGGTAGGAAGGCTTTAAGGGTGGGAATAGGTTTACACTTATTTCTTTCTTTTTTATATTTTTCTAAATTTATAATATTGTCATCGCTCAAATTTGTTCTCCGGTTATCACATCTATCATACTAAACAATAAACCTATTACTATTGCTTCTACAATGATACTTCCTCCTGTATATCCAACAAAACACAGATAAGGTACACCTATCCAATATCGCATTTTCATCTTAACTATTCACTAAATTTAAATTCACCAAAATCTTTTTTATCTTTCATCCGGCCTTTAGTTGCCTTATCAAATGCAGGAACATCTTCTTCTTTTTCTTCTTTTCCTGTATCTACTAAATCAGATTGAGATTCATCTCCAAGATCAATAAGTTTCATCTTTGCACGATCTATTCCAACTAAAAATTTCTTGTTAGTAGTTAAATCACTATATCGATTTTTTAACTGTTTAATTAATAGTTGACCGGCTTCTTCAAGATTTTCATTACTGATAAGAGCAAACATAAAATCTGCTGTTGCTGGAAGACCGAAAGATTCACTAGTATCCTCTAATCCAATATCTGTATTCTGAAATCCTGCCCTATTAGTTTGTGTAGCGGACATAATAGGAACATCATATTCTACTGCTAAACCCCTGAGTTCTTCAGCAATAGCCTTTATATAACTGTAAGAATTTACATATTGACCCGATTTTATTCGTGAAGATGAACAAATATTAAGATAATCAATAAAAATAATATCTGGAGTAAAATTTCTTTTAAGATTTAATTCATTTAATAATGTTCGAAAATGATTTGCGCCAGCGGCGGCCGTGGGATATTCTTTAATAATTAATCTACCTTTAATTTTCTTTTGTAATTCATCCATTTTCTTTTCATACATTGATTTTGGTAAACTCACCAAATCATTTAATCTAATATTCAATAAGTTCGCATCAATTCGTTCTGCTATTCTCTCTTCTGACATTTCTAGTGTAATGTATAATACATCATGCCCCTGAGACAAACAACTAGACGCTTGGTGACACATGAACAGGGATTTACCTATACCAGTTCCAGCAAGAGCAATATTTAAAGTTTTAGAGGATAAACCCCCTTGAGTAATCTTATTAAAGAATTCCAAATCAAAAGGAATCTTTTTTTCAACCCTATGATAAAATAGATAGCGATCATCAGAGTCCAGAAAATAATCATGGCCAATATGAGGATCAAAACTAACAGAAAGAGCATCGGTAAGTAACTCAGGTATAACACCTTTATCATTTTGTGATTTATCAGGTTCATCTAATATCTTAATCGATTGCACAACCGCATTATAAATTGCTTTATCTTGACAAAATCTTTCTGTTGTTTCCAACAACCATTGAATATCTGGTTTTTCATCGGTATTTTGTTCTTCTACATGTATTAGAAGCTCGGTCACTTTATCAAATTCTACATCCTTTAACGGTGAATTTTCTAATTCTATAACTAGTGCTTCTTTAGTAGGTAGATTATTATATTTGTTAATAAAAGTATCTATATGACCATACAACAATTTATCTGTATGTTCTTCAAAATACTCTTTATTAAGAAATGGTAAAACTTTTCTAGCATATTCATCATTATGTATTAAATTTTTAAGTATTAATGTCTCTATCCTTTGCTGCATATTTGTCCATTTGTCGTTGTATAATTTCTATTACCCATTCTCCTAATCGTTTTTCAAATGCTTGGCCGTCTTCATCGGAAATTTCATGTCCTAAATCGTGTGGTGGTACCTCAAACTCATATTCATATTGACAAGCAATATCATCTCCAGTTAATTCTTGTTCGACTAACTTAAATGTTGTATATCTAACTACAGCGCCATCAAAAGGAGAATCATCCATCACGACTACACATAATGAATTATCTGTAGGATCGTTTGGATTTGTACATTCTTTATACATCATCTACTACCTCACTTTCTTCATCAAAACCACCATATAAAAATTCTTTCTGTGCGGCTTCATTCAAAGATTTCATAATATCATCGGTAAAATATTTTTCTGGATCACTTAATATTTGTTTACCAAATACTTTTGCTCCATCTGGCATTTCATACCTTGTTGATACCTTCTTTATTATATCATACTTTTCGGCTAATTCAAGTAGTCCATAATATCTATTCAACCCTTGATCATATCGTAAAAGAACATCGACTCTTTTATTCTCTTTAGTTAATCTCGACTTAAAGTTTTTACAATGTATTACATTACCAACAACATCTGTTCCTTCCTTCTCTTTTCGTTTAGAAAGAAAAATGATTGTAGATGCCGCATATTGTAGGCCAGAACCACCACCCATTACATCTTGTGGAAACATTGTGCCGACTTGTTTGTATGTATGATTTGTGACAAGTAAAGGAATTCCTGCCTTACTCAGTTTCAATGTCAAAACCCTAAAACACCCTTTGACAAGTTGTGCCCTTGTCATGTCCTTAGTTTCTTTACCATCAGTAATGTCAGTAACTTCTTTTGTTGTCGATAACATTCCTAGAGAATCTAAGACCATCATTATAGGCCTATCTTCTGTATGATTTTCTACTACTTTGACTGCTTGATGTGTAAATTCTTGAATCGTAGTAACGGGTAGAATAATCATTCTGTTAGAATCAATACCTCTACCCTCAATCATGTCCTTTGTTAATGCAGACTCAGACTCAAAATAAAGAACGCCGCCGCTAGGATTATCTGAAAGAAACTGTTTGACCATACCCAAAGCAAAGAACGTTTTGCCCGTAGCAGTCTCTCCTGCCAGAGCTGTAATTTTATTCGAAGGGATTCCACCATAAATATCTCCTGAAACTAATGCGTTTAAAATGTAACTTCCGGTATCAACATAAGTTAAAACATCTCCTGCCTCAACCCCATCAGAAACCTTCGTTGCAAACTCATTACCTGTTACTTTTAATAAATTATCTAAATAATCACTCATTTATTTTCCTTATTTTTTTTTATAATCACCATAAAATTTCTCACCATTGTTACCTCTATTATACACTATATAAAGAAATTGTCAAGACTTGAACGCCGTTCGGTATCCCAGCCAATTACATCTAATACCCCTTTTAATGGTTCTATAAAAGCCTTTTCAAATTGGGTATCATAATCTATATATTTTTCTAACTCAAATTCTTTTGGTAAACTATTAGTTATTGAAATTACTTTATCCCCCGTAGGATTTGGATCTTTAAGATAAGTGAACTTAACCTTTTCTCCCTCTTTAATAGTAGGATATTTTCTTGTTAATTTTTTAGTTCTCAATATATGATTATAAATTAATGATCCCTTGACATGAATTGGAGTAGACTTTCTATAGATTGTCGCAGGATCTTTATATTTTTTTAATCCATTAACCGATCTTGGAAACGCAACCTCTTCCATATTTAAACCAAAAAACTTTTCTTTAAACTTTTCAATATAACTAATCACATCATCTTCTGTACCCGAAATAATAATATTAAAAATCTCTTTAAGTGATTGTCTACATGCTTGTGGTGTAGAGCTTTTAACTGCTTCAATACCCACAATCTTCAACTCTGGTTCTTCATATCGAACACCCTCAGAATCATGAACGTTCAGAATATAATGTTTCTTTGCCGTCCAAATACCCGTATCAGCGATGACTTCGCGTTTCATGACCATCTTTTGTTGATATGCATTCGTGTAATCCGCCAACTCATTATAACAATTTTCGATTACATCTTCTATTCTTCCACATGACTTGTCCAAAAATCCGATGACATCTCCATCCTCGGCCAAACCAACTCTAGAAACAAGACTATCAAGACAAACATATAAAGAATCGGTATCCATAGCAATAATATAGTCAACATTTACTGTACCTAATGTAGTGTTTAAGTAATTATTCACTGCCTTTTCAGCCCATTGAATAGATAACTGTCCTGCGGCAGTAACAGCTTCAGCATTTCGTTCATCATAAAATCGAAACCATTGATTCCCCATTGCACCGTATGCAGAGTTGAGTGCGATTTTTAAATTTTGTTGATAATTAAAATATTGAGATAGTTTATTTGGATCAGCATTCCTGCCTTTTTTCTGTTCTTCCAACATCAACTTCTTATACTTTACTCTATCATTATACATGCTCTCCATCAAATTCGGAAGAAATCCATATTTGTCTCTACGATAAACTGAACCATTTGGTGTAACAGTTATATCTTTTTCTTTCCAAGTTGATGTATCAAATTCTTTATTTAATAATTCATTCACAGTCATATCATCTTTCCATGTACCTAAAATGGTTTCAGGAGAAATGTTATACTGCATAATCAAATGAGGATATAGACTATTCAAATCAAAACTAACAATCCATTTATGTCTACCCTTCTGTGGTGCTTTCACATAAGCACCCTCATACATATCACCTTTATGTGCCCGTTTCTTCTGAGGAATTACAACCTTTTCTTTTAAAAGATGATTGTAAATAATACAATCCCACATTCTTGTCTGTGCAAATACATCAGTAAAATTACATTTAGATAAAAATGCAAGTGACATAATCAATTCCAAAAGTTTCATCTTCTTTTCAAGACGATCAACCAACATTACATCTTGAATATTATACTCTATAAACTTTTGATAATCAGTTTTATATAATTCATGAAGTGTATCCACCTCAGAATAATCTAATTTCTTTTGGTTCAATTCTACATTAGCAATATGATCTAATCTATATGATTCATGGTTCTTAAAAGTAAACTTCTTATACGACTCCATATAATCTAATTCAGATACACCATATATTTCGTATGTCTGAACTTCACGACCACCCATACCAAAGATTTTCTGTTCTTTAACAAATCCCCATGGTGAGAGTTTCTTGACCCATGTTTCATTTAAAATATTTCGAATTCTGTTGACCAAATATGGGGTATCAAATGTTTTGGTATTCCAACCAGAAATCACATGAGGACAATTCTGTTGCCAGTACATAACAAACTGTTCTAATAGTTGTCGTTCATCACCACATTTATTATATGTGATCTCTTCATTATCATTCTTAAATTCACCACAACCCCAAACCTGAATATCATCACCCATCTTGGTTGTAATAGCAGTTACTTCGGAAGGGGCCGTTTCGGGATTTGGAAAACCATGTTCTGAGCCAACTTCAATATCAATATACAATATTTTAATATGTTCTAAATTATAATCGATATTGTTCGGATAGGTTTCTCCAATATAGGAATAATTAAAATTAGTATGACCATAGAGCTTCATATTCTCTACACCTTCATACTTCTTTAATGCTGCACGGGTTTCTTTAATAGTACCCCATTGAACGGGTCCAACGGGATTATCTTCAAGTGTGCGCCAATCGGTCTTACTTGTGGTGGGGATATATAGGGTGGGCTTAAATTCTGTTTTATTCTCAAAAGGTATTCCATTTTCGACTCCCCTTTCGAAAATATAATTACCAAGACATACTACATTTGTATAAAATTTCGACATTTATTCTTTAGGATACCAATTTGTTCTAGTTGCTTTGTCATAATCACCATTAATCTTATCTAGTTTATTATAACACACTTTTATGTGTTTGTCAACCCAAGAACGACCCTTAAACCCGCCAATCAAAAATAAAAATTGTAAATATATTTTGATACATATTTCTTGTATTTTATTACTTAGAAACGAAACCACTTTTATATTGTACGCCATTTTTAGTCTTTAATGCTGTCATGATTTTTTTACGATTACTCATTAAATTATAACTACAATGAATCCATCCACTATTGGGGTTGATACCATCATAGAATTCTAAAATGAGTTGGTCAAAGTCTAAATTATTTGCAATCCATTTTGCAAGATCAGGGTTTGGTGTAGAGAAAGATTCAAAATCTGCTGCTTGTCCATTACAATGTTGACTTGTTTTAGATCCCCCCACTTTCGCATTTAGAGCAGGACTTCTATAACCCGAATTAATCGTAATAACACCAAAATGATCCCGAACTGGCTGCAAAATATTAATTGCAAGTTGAGTCAGATTCACAAGGTGTAAAGAACTAGGGGAATTATCTACCCTTAGTCTTTCGGCTGTGGCACTCTTTACCATTTCTGATAATGAAAAATTTTTTGATATTCTTATTGTATCTGCCATTATAAAACCTCTGATTTTTCAATATCAAGTAAAAAAGATTTTATTCCTTTTATTCCGTGAATATAATCTTTCATACGAATTATTATACTGTTAATTTCTTCTTGTTTTGTGATTTTTATATTAAAATTATTTGGTTTTTCAAACATTTTATTTGTATCATCATATTTACATTTACTCACCGTATCCATCCAAATGCTAAAAGTAGGATCTATAAGTTCTCGTAATTTTTCTAATGGACAAATAAAATCTAAAATTCCAAATTCAAATTTTGACATTCTATGTGCGGATCTATATCTAGCAGGTTCACTAAAATCCCAATCATTATATAATTCACGTATTGTATCCGCATTATAATGTGGCATTAAAAAATGATATGCCAATTCTTTTGCTAATGTAGTTTTACCTGAACCCGAAAGTCCAAAAATTAATACTCTCAACTTTGATCAATCTCTATTGATCCTGTTGCGGGATCATATTTAACTGTAAGGTTTATTTCAATTGGTTTAATCGTTCCATCTTTTAAATTGATAGGAAGTTTACCTTCTACAGCTCCCATTAATGCATCTTTTGCATTATCAAAAGTATGTGTAGGATCATCCTTTAAAACCTTATCTAATTCTTTCTTCGCTTTGTCTGGAAGAATATCATCAATCATTTTTTCAACGTGTTCATGTGCTAGGTCTTGAGCTTTGTCAACTACCAATCCAGCAACTACGTTGAATAACATTCCAGCAAGTGGTAACATAATTTTTCTCCTATCTATTTATACATTAATACATCCAATAATGTGAATTCTATCTTCCCATGATGCATTCACTGCAGTATGTATTTTAGTTGTATCTACAATATAATGGTTTCCATCTGCTGGATATCTAATAACTTCATCATCTACGACCATAAAACACTTATCATTTGTTATAAGAGGAATATGTATTCGCATAGTTGGGTCTTTATGGTATGAATAACAAGTTTTTGATTTCATCCTCATTACACGTGTTCTATACATACCTAAATCTTTTATTATCGAATTAGTATATGGTATATCAAACAAAGGAATAATAAAATCCTTCTCTTTATTGTTGTTTAAACTAGTAAGCTTACCTGTGCCATAGTTATAATCAGTGCAACCTTCTATAGTTTGCAATGATATTTG